TCAAATTATCAAATCTTTTTTTAAAGATTTTTTTGTTGCGAGGGATGGGTTCGAACCACCGACCTATAGGTTATGAGCCTACCGAGCTACCACTGCTCTACCTCACGATATAATATTTTAAAGAACTATTTTAGAAAAGAAGTCCCACAAGCTTCAATTATTCTCTCAAACAATACACTTGTGGGACAATTGTTTCACAAAGATATGAAAGTTTTGGGAAACTAACAAACTTATACGAAACTTTATTTGTGGGGTGCCACCTTTTCAGGTGTGGATATATAAATATCACCGTCTTTACCAAAGTCTTACAAAGATAATATTTTTTTAATTAAAAATCCATATCCTTAATATTTTTTTTAACTTTTTTGTTAATTAAATACCAACCATATGTTCCCAATACGACAAGTGTCCAAACAATTCCAAAAATTAGTAATTTTTCTTTCATTTTGTTTTCTATTATATTTATAAGTTATGAGAGTTAAAGTTAATGGTAATATTTTTAAAGTAAAAACACTTATTGATAAAAAATCCCAATCAATAGGAATGATGGGTAAAAAATTTGATAAAACTTTTAATGGATTACTATTTTTAATGGGAGGAGACAAACAATGTTTTTGGATGAAAGATTGTTTGGTGAATTTAGACATTATTATAATTAAAAATAATGTTATCGTTAATATTCACCATGATTGTAGCCCATGTCACGGCGATGACTGTCCAAGCTATTGTGGTAATGGAAATATTGTATTAGAAATCAAAGGTGGTTTATGTGAAAAACTTAATATTGAAGCAGGAGACTCTGTCGAATACCTATTTTGATTCTTTAATCTTTTCTTTCTGGTCTAATCCCAACTTAAACTAAGTTCTGGTGTGTTATTTTTAAAAGATAAGGTTACTTGACCATAACCTGGCATGTCTTCAAATATAACCATATCACCTTCTCCCATTGTGATTTTATCACTAGGTTTAATTATACTTTTTTTACCAATCTTATTACCATTTACAGTAACGTTACCACTAACAGATTTAACTGTATAAGTTTTAGTTCTAGATTTACCATCATTAGTTTTTTTTACAGAACTAATTGTAAATGGTCGTGTTGATTGTTCCTGAATAACTCTTTTAAAAAGATAAGTTAAGTCATTTTCTGTTAATCTTATAATTTTCTTAGACATAATTATTTTTTTATTTTAAGCCACCGCTAAAGCTGCTTTACCAAGTTGACCACTAAGTAATCCTCCAAATAAATCACCTAATGGATTATCATTTTTAGTTGTTGATGATGTAGTATTTGTAGTTACTGGTGTTGTAGTATTATTTGACGATGTTTTACTTCCTCCATCAGAATCATAATTTTGAGCAATATAATCACTAGTTTTTGGGTCATCTGCAACTTTTTTTCTAAAATCAGCATCATCAGACATTTTCTTTTCAAATGTTGTTAATGACGGAACACCAAAACGGTATAATAAATTATTTGTCATGATAAATTTTCTAAAAGCATTTCTTCTATCTCTTCTAGCTCCGACATTTAACCACCATGTTTGAATACCTTTTTCAGGTAAAACACCATGTTTAGCAAAATATTTAGTCAATCTTTGTCCTTGAAAATAACCTTTTAATCCTGTTTTAAATGACCCACCCGCTATAACTTCTTTAGTACCAGCTTTCAAACCTCCTAATGCTCCACCGACACCACTTATTTCACCTAATCCATTTTTTAATTTTGACCCTAATCCTGAACTAATTTTACTAATACCTTCAACCGTTTTTTCAACCGCAGGAGATTTTACATATTTAGTTAATTTAGCAAATTTAGCAGCAGCTTCAGGATTTTTAGCCAAATATTCGGTTAACTTTACACCACCCTCTCTCATTGCAATAACGCCTTCTCTACTACCTTTAAATAATCTCACAATTGGTGCCGCAATCCATTGACCAACACCAGGTATAAGACCAATTAACATTATTGCAGCATATAATTTTTCACCTTTATAAAGATAATAACATATTAATGCTATGTCTGCAATTTCGCCAATTACGGGTATAAAACCAGCCGCCATTAATATATTTTCAAAACTAAATAATGACTCATTAATTTGTTGTCTTTCACTAATCAAATTAAATTGTCTTTCATTTATTATTATATCACTCATCTTTTTATTTATAAATATCCTTATAACTAAAAAAAAGGTCCTAAGACCTTTTTAATTATAATTCTAATTTAGATTGTTTGTTTTTATCTATAAAATGTTGAACTCTTTTTCTACTAACCTCACAATAATTTTCACTTAATTCAATTCCAATCCATTTTCGTCCACTTATTTCAGCAGCAACCAAACTGGTGCCAGAACCAGTGAATGGGTCAAGAACAATATCATTTTTATATGTGAGTATTTTAATAGCCCTCATAGGTATATCCATTGAAAAAGTTGCTTTGGTTTGTTGTTTGGTATCTGCAAAATATTCCCATTGTCCATAAACTAAACTCATAAACTCTTTCTTATCTTCTTCTTGATAAACCATTTTCTTTTTGATTGACCCATCTTCCTGTTCAATATCAGTCATCTCTCCTTTCCATTGTGGTTCACCCTTAACTTTTTTATTAGGATTATTTTTATATGCAATAATTGCACATTCTTTTGGGTTATAAATATAAGGTTGACTAGGACTCATCCATGAACCCCAAGCTGTGGTTTTACTTCTGTGTGGAGATTGTTCATCAAGATCAATAATCCCAAACCATTTAAACCCAATTTCTTCCATAATTTTCCAAACTTCAGCAACCATAAAAACTCTACCACCTCTGTCTTTAAGATTTATTTCATACGGCACATTTACACAAATTCTACCATCATCTTTTAACACCCTAAATGCTTGATATAACCATTTTTTAGAAAAATCAATATATTCACTTATTGTTGTATTATCGTTATAAACGTCATATTTTATATTTACTGAGTATGGGGGGCTTGTGACAAGTAAGTCAATTGAATTTTCAGGTAGTTTTGACATAACTTCCACACAATCTCCGTTGATAATCTGATTCAACACGTCTTCTATATTTTCTATATTTTTCATAATATTCTTTTTTTCTTGTTAGTTCAACTTTTGAGTCATCATAACTTTCCCTCTTGTTTTAAATTTTCTCTAATTTTTGTTGCTGAGATGTTTTTAATATCATCAGGAACCACATGTTCTATTATATCATATCCAACACCTCTACCAAAATTAACTGATTCAATGTCAGGAATAATTAAAACTTTAACTTTTCCTAATTTAATTTCTTCTTTATAATGTTCTGTAATCATTAACTCAACCTCTTCAGCCTTATAAGGATTTTTTTCATCAGGTTCAATATCTCTAATACAGATAAGAATATTTTTACCTTTATTTAATCTTTGTTGAAAAATGTATTGATGTCCCTCATGTAATGGTTGCCATCTCCCAATAAACATTGAGTATTGTTTTTCGGATGTGCTTGATTGAAATGCCGATTGTACGTGAAATTTTTCCATATTATTATTTATTTAAAATTAATTCTATACAATCTTCTATTGAAGTATTATCCGTACAAACACTAACAAAACTTTCTGATGGAGCAACATACTCTTCAACAAAAAACTTTTCTCTACCTCTTATTTCTGAAGTATAAACAAATATTTCAGTTAAACTATTCCCCATTTTGTTTTTAAATTCATCTCTTTGTTCTTTGTATGGAGATACCAAAGATACTAAAACTCTTTTACCTTTTGAATGAAGATACTGTGCCATCTGTTGAGCCAGTTGAATATTTTTCATTCTTCCTTCTTTTGAATAATCTTTATTATCAAATAATTCTCTAATATCATCTCCGTCAATGTGAAACCATTCAATAAAATCATATTTTTCTATTATAGACTTGGCTAAGGTTGTTTTGCCTGAGCCTGGTTGTCCTGTAAACCAATATATTGCCATTTTTCTAAATTTTTAATTTTTCTTTCAAGATACCATAAAGCCTTTTTAAGGTCTTGGAGTTCTTTATCTTTCTTACCTGCTCTTGAGATATATTTTACGGTATTTCCAAGATGGAAGTCTAAATCCCATGCCTCAATAACTTTAATGGCTTCATATTGATTGTTTTCACCGAACTGATAATGTTCAGGATGATTAACCATTTCTTTACTCATTACTTAGATTTTTTTTCTGGTTTA